TACTTATATCCCTGTTGATGATATACCTACTTTTGGTGCTAAATTGGTAGCATTAGGTTTAGACTGGGGTTACTCAAATGACCCAACAGCGTTATTAGAAGTATGGTTATGGAATGATGCTATTTACTTTAATGAATTACTTTACAGACCAGGATTAACAAACCAAGACATCATAAACGAATTAAATGAATTAGGTGTAGACAGGTATGTTGAAATAATAGCCGATAGTGCTGAACCTAAATCAATTGAAGAAATAAGACGAGCTGGATTTAATATTAAACCAGCAACTAAAGGACCTGATAGTATAATGAATGGTATTGACATACTTAAACGTCATAGAATACACGTTACAAAACAATCCACCAATATAATTAAGGAACTAAATGGTTATAAATGGGTAACTGATAAGGATGGTAATAAACTAAACAAACCAATTGATATGTTTAATCACGCCTTAGACGCAGCGCGCTATGTAGCCCTAAACAAAATAACCAAAAGCAAAGCAACAGGAACATATAATATAAGAATAATTTAATTATGAAATTAACAATCACATACCCAGAATCATGGGCTGAAATCAGTTTACCACAATATTTGGAATACTATAAGTATGTTAAACCATATGAGGGTACAGATGAGTTTGGTCACAAATCACTTCAATCAGCAGCACTACACTTTTGTAAAGTACCAGCTGAATATCTTTATAAATTACCAGAAAAAACATTTGATAAAGTAGCGAAATGTTTAGAACGTTTGTTTACTGGTGTAGATCAAAAACCATTAGTTAGACAATTTACTGTTGACACTACAACATATGGTTTTATGCCTGAAATAGATAACATGACGTATGGTGAGTATCTAGATTTAGTTTCATACACATCAAACAAAGACATGTGGTCATATATGCCAATCATTATGTCTATACTTTATAGACCAATTACTCAGCATGTTGGTAAATTATACACAATAGAACCATACGACGGAACTAAAGACGAAAGAATAGAATTATTCAAACACGTATTAACAATGGACGTTGTGTTTGGTGCAACGGCTTTTTTTTTGAATTTGCAGAGAGACTTAAGGACAGGTATCCTGACTTATACACAGACGCTGATGACGGAGAACAAGGATCCTCGGATTTTAGCAGCACTGGAGGATTTGGAAAAAAATGGAGTGGATACCATTCAATTGCAATCATTTCTAACCACGACCTCACAAAATTTAACAGTATAACAACTTTACCTGTTCATCAATGCTTGACGTATCTAGTTTATACTATGGACTACAATAACCAACAGAATCAGATGATTAAACAATCTCAACAATTCAAATAATTTGGATGGCAGAGTAAAAGGACGTAACTTTTAAACTCCACCGTCTCAATATTAACAGATTAATTAATCTGGTTGGATTAAAGAAAACGTAACAATGTTTGAAATGAAGTTATCAAATGTGGTTATAACACTGAATGAAAAAGAATTACTTTAGTCTTCCGTCGCCAAGAAACGCAGTAAGCCAAAGACCTCAACCAAAGCATAGTTACGGTAATGCCGTACCTAATGCTGGAATGGAAGGATGTTTGTGTGCTGATAAAAACACTTACAGCAAGAAATGTTGTAAGGGTTACCTGATAAATCAGGGTATAGGCAATACAATATCTCCATATCCAACTGGTGGTGGTTTTAGTAACGGATTTAGTGATGGTTTTCAAATTGTGACTATATAAAATAAAAATATTTAGAGAATGTCTTCAAAAGCACAGGTCTTATCCAATAACACCAATAGTTTTCCTAATAACAATTCTGGGCAAATTACGCCTCAAGTATTAAGAGACTTTAATGCTGATTTTGTTAATTCAGTACAATTTACTGATACAGTAACCCCAAATGCTACATCAGCATCGTTTGCTCAAACAGCAGTATCAGCATCGTTTGCAACTAATGCAACTAACGTTGTTTCATCATCATTTGCTTTATCAGCTTCATATGCTATGAATGCTGATTTGTTAGATGGATTAAACTCAACAGCGTTTGTACTTAATAGTCAGACTGCTAGTATGAGTGTTTTAAGTGCATCATTTGCAGCAACAGCATCATTACTATTAGGTACTGTTGTTTCAGCATCATACGCTATCAGTTCTTCACAAGCTCAAAATGCTAGAACAGCATCCTTAGCTCTAATAGCTACTACAGCTTCATTCGCTACAACAGCCGCTTCAGCTACATCAGCTTCATTTGCTTCAACTGCTTCGTTTGTTCAAACTGCTCAGTCAGCATCATTTGCTACAACAGCTACTTCAGCTTCGTTTGCTACTAATGCTTTAACTGCTAATTCAGCTACTTCAGCTACGTCAGCTACAACAGCTACGTCAGCATCATTTGCTACAACTGCTGCATCTGCATCATCAACACCAAACGCATTAGTAAATGCTGTAGGTGGTATTGGTGATATTACATTCACAAGAGGTAATGGTACAACATTTGCTGTAATAGTAGCTGTATCTGGTTCAGTAGCAACAGCATCATTAGCATTAAATTCAGAATTATTAGATGGTTTAAATAGTACAGCATTTGTATTAAACTCACAAACGTCAAGTATGTCTGTTGCTAGTGCGTCTGTAGCTACAACAGCAACAACTGCTGTATCAGCATCACTTGCTCAAACAGCTTCATTTGTAAGAAATGCAGTATCAGCATCATATGTTCTAAATGCTGTAAGTGCTTCATTTGCTACTTCAGCAACATCAGCTTCATTTGCTTCTACAGCTACATCAGCATCATTCGCCTCAACAGCAACATCCGCTTCATATGCTTCAAATGCAGGTGCTGCTTTAACTGCTACTTCAGCATCATTCGCTTCAACAGCAAATACAGCTTCATTCGCTTCAACAATAGCAAGTGGTTTAAATATCACTGCATCAAACATATTAGTAACAAATAACTTAACTGTAAACGGTACAGCGTCATTTGCTTACACAAGAACAACAACAGGATCTGCAGTAATAATAGGTGATGAATTTATTATTTTAAATGCAGATACACCATTTGCTCCATTTGCTGGTATTAAAGTTTATGATACTGGATCAGCATCAACCGCTTCATTTGAATGGAACGGAAATAATGATTACTGGATTACAGTTGAAGAAACAGGTCAATCAGCAGGTATATTAACAGGTGCTTCAGGATCTAAAGGATCAGAAGTATTCCCTACATTAAATAGATTAACTAAAGGTACAGGTAACAATACTATATTAGATTCTAATATTACCGATAATGGAAGTACTGTATCAATTAATTCAAATACGTTAGTAACTGGTAGCTTAAATGTTACTGCAGGTATTACAGGTAGTTTATTAGGAACTGCTTCGTTTGCTACTACAGCATCTTTTGCTCTTAATGTAACTCAAATAGCAACAGGTAGTTTTGCAACTACAGGTTCAAATACATTCATTGGTAATCAAACTATCACAGGTAGTTTATTCGTATCTGGTAATATCAATATGGTGAATGGTGCTGATATAGTAACACACCATGTTAAAGCACCAGCATCTAATGGAGTTGAAATACAAAATAATACCGCTGGAGTAGTAGCATTATTTGGAGCAGGTGGTAGTTTGGGAACAACATTTAATGGTCAAGTAAATGCAACAGCATTTTCAGGTTCAGGTGCTTTAGTAACAGGAGTAATAAGTTCATCATTTGCTACAACAGCATCATTTGCTTCAACAGCAAGTTTCTATGGTGGTAGTGTTGTTAGTTCTAGTTATGCATTAAGTGCTTCACAAGCAGAAAATGCTAATACTGCTACATCTGCTTCATTCGCTACATCAGCATCGTTTGCTGTAACAGCATCGTTTGCTTTAAATAGTGGTGGTACAACAGTAGACACTGGATCATTTGTTACTACATCTTCGTTTAATGCATTCACAAGCAGTATAAACGCATTTAGTAGTAGTATTAATTCATTTACATCATCAATACAGGGTCAAGTAAACGCTTTAGAAGCAGCAACTGCAAGTTATGCTACTTCAGCTATTACTGCTTCATTAATGAAGACAGGTTCTGTAGCAGGTAATGTTTTAACATTCACCAAAGGTGATGGTTCAACATTTGATTTAACTGTAGCTACAGGTAGTGGTGGAGTAGCATTTCCATTTTCTGGATCAGCTCAAATAACTGGATCATTAGCAGTAACAGGTAGTATAACATCAGTTGGATCTACTACTGGACTAACAGGTAGTCTTGTATTAAATCAAGAAAGTGGATTAAATTTAATTACAGTAATAACAGGAAGTACTACTCTAAGAAACATACAACCATATGTTACTGAAAGTATTGATGGAAGTACAACTGCAAGAGGATCAAGCATATACATTGGAACTACTTCTAACACATCAACAGGTTCATTAGTTATAACTGGTTCAGGTAACTACGTTAATATACAAAATTTAGTTCCCAATGCTAACTTTATAGCAGGTAGAAGAGGTGGATTTAATGGTAGTAGAAACTTTATATTTACTATTCCACAAGTTGTATCTGGTTCTAATATGACATTGCCTAGTGTTAGTACTAGTTGGGTAGGAGCTGCTATTCTAATTACAAATAATAATCCTACTACAACATTTGCACCAAGTATAAGTAATAGCTTTATAAATAGTTCTGTTACAGGAAATTTAACATCAGGTAGTTTTAGTATTACTAATACAAACCTTAATTCTTCTACTACAATAAATAATACATGGGCAAGTAGTTCAATCGCACTTACAAATTCAATTTTATTAGGTCTAACAGCAACAATAAACACTTTTACTACTGCATCTGATGCTAGTTCAAAAACTTTTAATGTAAGAAGTAGTATTTTAGCGGGGGAAACAATAACAGCATTCATAAAAAGTGGAAGTATTTCAAATGCTGGATTTCGTGATGTTATAGTAGTATCTAACAACGCTACTATTACTGGTAGTTCAAGCTCAACAGGTTCAGGAGCTTTATTTGGTAGCTGGCCATCTAATGATGGTAGAATAAATGATTTTGATCATATAAGATTTGCTGTTGGTACTGGTACAGCTGTTGGGTCTAGAAGAACATCATTATATGTTAGTTCATCAGGCGATACAGTAATACAAAATAACTTATTAGTAACAGGTAGTGCTACATTTAGTGGTAGTATGGCTGTAACAGGATCTCTAACTGTAGGAGTTACAACACCAGAATTACAAGTATTAGCTACAGGTGTAACTTTAGGAAATGCTTTAAGTGATGTTCATACAGTAACAGGTTCACTTAGTATTACTGGTAGCTTAAATGCTGCAAGTATAACTGGATCGTTATTAGGCACAGCATCATTTGCCTTAAATGGTGGTGGTGCAGCGTTTCCTTATTCGGGTAGTGCCCAAATTACTGGTAGTTTAGGTGTTACAGGTAGTACTAGAGGAAATATAGTAACTGTTACAGCAGTAAGTCAAACAGCATCTATTGATTTAAATGCAGGTAATGCCTTTATGTTTTATGCTACTGCTACGGCTGCAAGTGCTAGTTTATTTACATTAACAAACACATCATCAAATAATCAAAAGTTTTCATTAGCGATATCTCAAAGTGTTTCTGGTGGTGCTAATGTGTTTTTTGATAATACATTTAGAATGCCATCTGGTTCAGCATATACTGTTTCAACAACTACTGGTTCAGTAGATATATTAACATTTGAATTATATCCTTTTTAATTTTAAAAAATAACTAATGCCATTCGCTGTTTTAACATCATTTCAAAAGAATTTAATTTTACCACCAGAACCACCAGCACCAATAGCATCAGCTTATATAATTGCTACGGGTGGTACAGTAACTACAGATGGTGATTATAAAATTCACACTTTTACTTCTTCGGCTACTTTTACAGTTTCAACTATAGGTACTGATCCTACTGATGGAAATAAAGTAGAATATCTTATCGTTGGTGGTGGGGGTGGAGCAGGAGGAGCTAGCTTTAGTAACTATGGTACAGGTGCAGGTGGTGCTGGTGGCTATAAAGCTGCTACAGGTTTTACTGTAACTGCTCAAGCTTATTCTATTACTGTTGGTGCTGGTGGATCAGGTGGTGCTCATTCTGTTAGTTCAGGACAAGTAGGTGCTAATGGTACTGCAGGTGGTGATTCAATATTTGATACTATTACTGCTAAAGGTGGTGGATATGGAAGTAACTCAGCAGGTGCTGGTGGTGCTGGAGGATCTGCTGGTGGAGGTGGTGGTGCACAATCAGGAGGTACTGCTGATGGTACTTGTGGTTGTGGTAATAATGGTGGTGGAGGTAGTGGTGGTTCACCTTATAATGGTGGTGGAGGAGGAGGAGCTGGTGCTGCTGGAAACGGTGGTGGATCAGCAACTGGAGGTATTGGTCTTCAAAATGATATTTCAGGTACTAACATCTACTACGCTGGAGGCGGTGGTGGTGGTAATAGTCAAACTGGAGGATCAGGAGGAGGAGGTAATGGTGGAACACAATCAGGATTGAATGGAACCGCAGGTCAAAATGGAACTGCTAATTTAGGTGGTGGTGCTGGTGGTACTGGTAACAATGATACTGGCACTGGTCCAGATGGTGCTAATGGTGGTTCAGGTGTAGCTATTTTAAGATATAAATTTCAATAACATATGTCACATTTTGCTAAAGTTAATTTAGAAGGAGAGGTTGAACAAGTAATTGTTGCAGAACAAGAATTTATAAACACATTACCAGGAAACTGGGTTCAAACCTCATATAACACAATCGGAGGTGTACACAAATTAGGTGGCACTCCACTTAGAAAAAATTATGCGGGTATAGGTTTTACTTATGACCCTAATAGAGATGCATTTATTCCTCCTAAACCATACCCAAGTTGGATCTTAAATGAAGATACATGTATATGGGAATCACCCGTTACTTGTCCAACAGATGGTAAATTGTATAACTGGAATGAACAAGAATTAAATTGGGAAGAAAAAATTAAATCATTATAATATGCCAATACCAAATCGTAAATCAGG